GTCTTCCTTGATGTGCAAAAAATCCTCTCCCTTCCAAATTACTTTAGCCACTGACATGCCTCCATGTGCTGAAAAGGGCGTGGGGAATTGCCCCCACGCCCTGATGCTCGTTACTCGACGGGCAGATACTCGACGATCACGTAGCCAGCGCCTGCTGTCCCCGCAACGGTCGTGGCATGAGTGGCGATGACCGCGGTGTCGACCGTCGGGTTGACCGTCGTCGCCGTAGCCAGAGCCGTGCCGCCCGTGATGACACCGGCAGTGGCCGTCGAGATGCCAGTGCCATAACTGGCATCGGACGCCACAGTGCCGATCTTGATTGTGTTGGTGGTGCCGTTAAACGCCGTGGTGATCACGACGTAGGTGCGCAACACGATGGATTTGCCGGGAATGGTGCCGACTTGCACTATTCCCCCAACGCCATCGCTGAACGAGATGGGAGCGCGCAGGTAGTGAATAACCTGGTAGCCTACTGATCGGGCTGGTGCTGCCATGATGCTGTTCCTTGTCTATGGGTTTGAGGTTGCTGCTGTTGCCATAGATTAGGAGTCAGCCGCGGCAGCGAAGTAGCCGGTGGCAATCGACCATTCCTTGAGGAGGCCGCCGGTGGTTTTCTTAAACATTTTGCCCACGCCGTAGGCCATTTCGACGCCGACGCCCTTGAGAAACTGGTAGTCGGTTTCGTCGCGCTGAGTTGGCCTTGCCATCTGGCCCCAGCCGAACGCCATTGCGCCCTGGCCGCACAGCCAGACCGGACGCGCATCGGCCGATCCGCCATAGTTGGCAGCGGTGAGGTAGGCCGGCGCCCTTGTATCGATTTCTGGAATCTCCCGATGTATGACTCCGTCATCGAGCAAATCCCCGTCCTGGAAGATGGGATTTTTGCCGACATCGCGCGGGCGGGCGTTGGTGTTGATGGTCTCGAGATCCTGCTTGAGATCGCGGAATGTGCGCGAGCCGTGGAACGCCACGAAGTACTCGCGACCCTCCTCGGTCCTGTAGGGCCGCAGTTTCGGGACGGCGGCCTTAGCAATCCTCTTGAGCAAACGCAGGTTGGCGCGGTTGGCCTTGTCGTTGGTGGTGTCGAGAGTTTGCAAAGCGGTTGCGAAGGTAGCGCTGTAGTTGGATTTCAGTTGTCCAAACAGTACGCGGTCGACGTTATCAACCACCCAGGTATTGCGCTGGGCGGCGGTGGCGGCCTGGAACAGGATGCCGTTGACGCGCTGGCCGGCGCTGCTGTCGAGACTGACCGGGGATGACTCCGAAGGCAGTGCGTAGAAGGCATCGACGATTTCGTCGCGCTGCAGCGACTTGCCCCAGTCGCCCAGGAGCGAGCGGGCGATGTCGAAGATCTCGGCACTGTCCTTGCGGCGGCCGGCCTTGCTGGAAACGATGGCGTTGCGGGCGTAGTCGATCCACAGCCGCATGCCGTAGTCGTCGATTTTTTCTTCGTTGCCGACCAGTGTGCCGGAGCCGATCGCGGCGCCAGTGAGGGCGGCGACGAGCGGAATATTCATCTGATTTCCGGCGTCCGTCAGCTCGCGACGGATGCGGATGATGGCACCCATGTCCTCGCCCATGTACGGCGAGAACAGATTCTGGCGGACGAACTCTCGGTTGATATCCTTGGTGAACTTGAGGAGGACGTTATTAGTCTGTGGAGTGCTAAGGGCCATGGCCCAAATCCTTTCCTACAGACAGCGGGCTCTTAGCGCCGCATGCCTGTTGTCGCGTGCCGAAACAGGGCCTCGTCGGAGAGGTCGCCGCCGTCGTCGTCGCCGCCGTTGCTGGCGGCCCCGGACGGGGTGACGTTCGAGAGGGACGGGGGCAGGCGGACTGGGGAAGGAGAACGAGCGCCGTTGGTCGATGGCACGACCGAGATGCGCGCGAAGGCAAGAGCTTGCTTAAGAAACTCTGGGTCTTTCAGAGCCTCCTCGCGAACCTTCTTGTTGTAGGCATCGAGATCGTCACCGACGATCGTGGTGCGCTCATGCTGGGCATACCAGGCCAGCAGTTCTCGGCCGGGGTTAGGAGCGTCCTTGACCCGGAGGATTTCGGCGGGAGAGGCTTTCTGCACCGCGGCCAAAGCCTGATCGAACCGGGCGGGATTGGAACTGCGGGCAAACTCGAAACTGAGTTCACCGCGCACATTCTTGATCTCGCTCTGCCACTCGTTCCGGAGATGCGCTTGGTAGCCCGCCGGATCGAGGAGAGGATCTGGCGGCTCCGGAGCTTTTGGCGGTTCTGGCTTGGGTTGGCTGCGCCGCAGTTCGGCGATCTCGCGCTCGTACTGCTGGGCTCTGGCTTCGGCTGCGCGACGGTTCTCGGCTTCCTCACGCAGCCGCCAAGCGGGGATGTGCCCGCCATCGGCCTCGGGAGGTTGCTGGGCAGCAGGGGGCGTTGCCTCCGCGGGCGCGGGGGTATCCCCGGCCTTGGGGGCAAAGCGTCCATGCTGATCGCGCGGTTGTTCGCCGGTTTCGGGCGGTGGTGGCTCGCTCTCCGGGGTTTCGGCGGGTGCGGCCTCTTGGGCCGGCTCGTCCGCCATTGCCTCGTTGAACAGGTCCGCGTCCGAAACGTCGACTTCAACCACTTGGGCGTCGTCTGCCATTCTATCCCCATTCCAGTTCGCGTTTCGCTCGCGACTGCGGAATCCACCCCTTGACGGCGGGCGTGCCGGTGCCTCGTTTCGTCGAGGCTCACGCGGCGGGGAGATTTGGCGGGAGGGGCGTCTTGAGCAACGCACCAGGGCGGCTGGCTGGGCGGGAGCGACTAGGCGCTAGAGGCCCATGCCGCCTAGCCTCTGCCGCCTAGTCTGGCCCTAATTTTTAGACGGCCGTTGACTTACAGAGTCCGGCGCGGTTGGGTGGGGGCGGCAAACTGATAGGAGATCACCATGCACATCAGGATGGCGGCTGTGGTCGCCTGCGTTTTGACGCTGGGCATCACGCCGGCGGCGGCTGATACGATCACCACGGTCTCGGCTTTTCCGAGCGTGATCCAGGCCGGCGAGACGGCCCGCCTCACGTTAATCGTGAGCGGCGACGTATCCGACTTCCACTTCTTTTTCCAAGGGGCCTATTGGGAAGCAATGCCGTGGGCAAACGATGTCACCTTTTATGATGGTCTTGGTGGCAGTTCCCATTTTTCCTCGGATTTTTTCACCGGCCTTCAGACGGCATGGACGATACCAGTCACTTATCCTGACGCCGGAACGTTTTACCCGCGGTTCGACGCTGACATCGTGTTTCGCTTGACCAGAGGCCGATCTGATCCCTCCGACTGCCCGAACAATGGCCACGCCTTCTGTCTCACATTTGTGAATATGGGCGGGGACTATTCAACTTCGGTTACTGTCAACAATCTGGCCGCTGTGCCGGGACCAATCATCGGCACTGGATTGCCCGGCGTGCTGCTACTAGCGGCATGTGGTCTGCTTTTTACTTACCGACGACGGTCCAGCCGGTCGGCGTGTATCTGAGATTTACATGATTTGATCCGGTACTAACCGCTGCCGCGCCCCACGTTGCCGTATCGGCGTTGCTGACGTTGAATTGGTAGCCTTCAAAAGTATTTGGGCGACCTGCATCGGAAACCACAGTAAAGAACCCCGTCCCAAAAACAGTCCCAGGACCACCCGGATCAGCCAACGGGAAGGTAATCGTAAAAAAGTTGGGAACGGACACATGCTCAAAAACACCATTATATCCAGATGGTGTCACGCCTGTAATGCTCACGTTTCCCAATTGCGCGGTTGGAAGATCGCCAGCACCCGTTAAAGTCACGGTCGCCGTGCCTGCCGACCATGATGCCGAGCCGACAGTGTAAGTTTTTGCTGGCAGACCTGCCATCGTCCAAACAGAGGCAACATTACACTCTTCCAGGGTCATTGACATCGCGGTGGTTGGAAGTTCCCAATCCACGCCGCCCAGGGTGCTGGTATTGTCGACACTGACCGCGGCGAACCAACATGGCGATCCCCCGCTTGCCATATACACGCCCGATTGTTCATACTGTCCGGTGATACTAATACCCTCAAACGCACACGACCCCCCAGCAACGGGATAAAGGCCGTACTGTGGATCGCCTGGAATCGAACCCTCGGTCGCTTCTATGAAGATACCGGCATAGCGGCTGTTGCCAGAAGGGTAAGCAATCGCGATGCCATTGTTTTTGAAATGACACCCTGCAACCACCAATCCGGTGCCTCCGGTCGCACCGGGCGATGCCGGATAAGGCCCCGACGAATTGGAAATGCCAATGTTATTATGTTCAAAATAGCAACCTCGATATATCATCGCGCCTTGACCGCCATAGGTGCGAATTGCTGTATCAAAATCTTTGAAGGTGCAATTTCTTGTTTCGCCGTTTGCCCCCCTGGCAAGACCCGTAGAGCCTGTTGCGAGAGCGTCGTAGGCTCTGAAATGACAATTGCTCATCGTGACTTCAAGCGAATACCAATACGCGCCTGGATCAGTGGGCGTCCCAAACTGATCGTTGTTGTCTGTAGTAATTCCAAAATTCGCTGTGACATCACAATCAAAGATATGTATGCCGACGCTGGTGCCCGCGCGTATGCCGCCCCCAAGGGCACCTCTATTAACGAGCGTTAGCTTTTCAAAGAAAGACCCGCCTCCGGCGAATGAGCCAAATAAATATCGTTTAATGATGTAATCATCGAAGTCCCCAGTGATCCTCGATGCGCCCATGGAGCCGAGAAAATAGGCTTGCGTTACAATGGGGCTAATATCAATTGGGCCAGATACATAATAGTCCCCCGGGGGGAAATAGATCACGCCCTTGACGGGATGGTGGAAGGTTATAGTGTCGCCCTCCTCAACTACCCCAACGATGTTGTTGAACGTCACCGTCGTCGCGGTCTTGCCTTGAACCTGTGGGTAAACCATCGTGTCCGGGTCGGTGACGTTTGTAGCATACATTCCGACCGCAACGTTATCTGGGACGCTCTCGAACGTCAGTACATTGCCCAGGTTGGTGTCAGTAGTTACCAGAGTCACCTGCCCCCAATTGAAGGCAGCCATGATGGCGTCTAGATCATCGGTAACGCCATCCCCCACGGCACCAAAGTCGCGGACGTTCTTTATCGACGCCAGCCGATCCGGCATGGTGCGATCTGTCGGCGCATCGGTTGCCGGAAATTCATAGGCCGTGAACGGGTTAGTCATTTACCAACGACCGTGTAGTTCGTGCCATTGAACCTCACCTTGACGTGGTTCGACCCACTACCGGCCGCAGTCGCACCCCACGTCGCCGTGTTGCAATCGGTGATGTCAAACTCGTCACCCTCCAGCACGTCGCCTCCGGTCGGTAGCTGAGAGTAGGTCCAGGTCGGGTTTTCGTTCGTGTTGTAAAACCTCGCCGTATAGGCGTTTGACGGGAACTCCCAAAACTCACCCCCACCACTTCCAGGAGTTGAGGATACTTCTCTAATTATGAGATTGGCACGACTAGACGCGGTGCCCACAGAAAATCCCGCTACTGTCGCATATTCGCCAATGGTACATCCCTGAAAAATCCCATTTCGCGCGCAATCATCTCTGATCCGAAATCCATATTGAGAGCCGCTAATACCACTAACCACTCCTGAATTACCAGAGTCATGCCCAAGCGCACCACAGCCCGCAACGACAAAGCCATCACATAGTCCTCCGCCAGCACCTCCAAAATCATATGCCGTCCAACATCCTTCAGTACTAACCGCCTCGATGATGAACCCGCTCAAGCCTACGGGGTTGTCCCCACTATCAACGCCAAACAGGAACGACGTATTGCATCGCTCACTGCGACAGCCAACAATGCTCAACCCAGAGCCATAGGCTCGCACCCCCGTGTCTGCACCCGACAACGTGCATCCCTGAATTACACCGCCGCCCCCAATGATGATATAATGAGACCCATCGACAGTTCCATTATTAGCAATCACACAACTATCAACGGATATATTTTGTGAGCTAACACCAACGTCATCTTCTGTTGTTAGGCAAATAAAGCCGCCAAGGCCACAGTTACGAATGACCCCGCCAATAGTTGATCCAAGCCTGATGCAGCCCCCGGTCGCGCTGCCGTTTTGAATGGCTAGAGTCTCGAATATGCGGCCGCCAGAAGTGTTGTTTGCTATTCGCTTGTGAACCCCGGACTGCGATCCGGTCGTGGCGATGACCGTGCCGCCAGGGGTGGCCGACAACGTATAAGTGTCAGCGGAAAGGACGGTCTTAATGTAGTAGGTAACCCCCGCCACAAGCCCGGTGGGCAATGCGCCCGTGGTTGATAGCTTAACCGGAGCGTCAGCAACCCGCCCGTGTCCAGTTTCGGTGACGACACCTGGGGACGCAATGGTGATCGTTACTGTGACGGACGTGAAGTGTCGATCGAATACGTAGCCGTCGACGTTTCCAAAGAGGTTCGTGCCCTTCTCGCCACGAAAGCAGATGCTTAAATCACCGTCGTAATCGAATGTGATTGGAGCTGAAACCTTGTATGCGCCGAGCGGGAAATAAATCACCCCGCGATCGGCACCATCAGTCCAATCAACGGCGGCCTGAATAGCTGACGTGCTGTCGGCACCTCCTAATGGGTCAGCACCAAAATCGACGACGTTTTTGATTTCGGCCAGCCGATCCGGCATGGTGCGCGGCGTGGGCGCGCCGGTTGCGGGGAACTCAAAGGTAGTAAAGGGGGTGTCGGTCATTAGTTATGTTCCCCTAGAGGCATAATCCTGATTGCGTTTGAGGGTGCTGTGGCTCTCGCTAGCCCAAAGCACAGGCGCATTACCGCAGTCATGATCTTAAGCCCACGCCGTATAGCCAGAGGGGATATGGGCGGGGTTGATGTTCGAGCCGGTTATCAGTTGGTATATACCATTGCTTGCCCCCCACACGGTTAGCATGGGGCGAGCACCAGGCATTCCGCCATTCCCAACAGCACCGGTCCCAGTGGCACCAGACGTAGGATCGCCACTGAGATACCAAACAGTATTTAGAGACACATAATAAAACTCATTGGTTGAATCGAGCGCAAAGCCCAGCACATCGTTGTCGGCCAAGCTTACAGCACCACCTAAGTTTGTGCCATTCCAGCCGTTGGAGGCCTGATTACCGTTAAAAATATTGTTCCCAACGCTGTTAGCAAGCAAATCAGCATCCATAGCCGCACCATTTGCGGTCGTATTATCCATTAGACCAAAATTAAAAATTGGCGTGACCGGCGCAGTTAAAACTTTGACTTCGAAATAATGCTTGCCGGTTGAATATGCCTGCGTTCCGCGCACCGTGCTTACAGAGCTTGCCAGTCCGGTGACCGTATCGTTAGCAATGGTTGTCGTGCTTAAGACTGAATTCGTGCCGTGATCGCCCCATACGCTGCCAGCGGCAGCGGCCGCAGCATTATCCCCCAGCATGACACTAAGAATGCCGCTCATCAGGTGAGCCCCGTGCCGCTAATCATCCACTGGCCGGACGCGACCTTAATGGCGGTAGCAATGCCGTCCGCTGCAAGCGTGCGGTCGCCAGTCGTTCCAGCCCCAGCCAACCTCATCGCGTCCGTGGTGATCTTAATGGTGACAACGCCGCCCGAGTGTTGGTTGACGAACGTGATAACGGTCCCAACCGGATATGCCACGCTGCCGTCGATGGTAAAGTCGCGCGCCGTGGTGTCGGCAGAGGGGTGGAATACGTGCTTGCCAGCGTCGGCCAAAACGGTCGTGTAGTTGGCCGAGTTCGAGTTCTGCGGGAGTCCGATATAGCCAATTGACGCCGCGGTAGCTGTGGTGTGTGTGACACCGTTGATAATCGGCGAAGTAAAGGTCTGTGCGCCGGTGAATGTCTGTGCCGCGTCTGTCCTGGCGACCGTCGCGCTCGTGCCTGGGAACGTCATCGTGGTGCTGTCGGTGCCGGCCAATGTCAGACTATTGCTGCCGGTGAGCGTCTTGCCGGAAGCGACCGACACAGAGCCGGCGCCGATCGCCAGCGTCTTGATCTGCGTGGCGGTGATCTTCACGTCGGCGCTCGACTGCGTGCCGTAGATCAATTCGGTGCCGCCGAGCGTGGTGGCTGCGGTCATCGAGGCGAGTGCGGTATCGGCCATGGGCGTTGTCCTATGAGGCGATCAGTTGATTGCCAGAATTGTCCTCGAGCGGAACCCCGCTGCCGTCCACCAGCGTGGCGCCCGCGAACGAGCCGCCGCCTGCAAGAATGAGTTTCCCGGTTGCGGCCAGAACGAGATAGCTGGCGTTGTCGACGAGCAGCAGGTAGTTGGTGGTCTCGGCCACGTCGGTGACGGTAACAGCGATGTTGAAGCCGGATGACAACTCGCCGGTGGCTACGCTGGTGGCTTTGACCTGCACCAGATAGATGTTGTCGGCGTCGGCGTCGGCGAAAGCTTCGTAGTTAGGCGCCACCAAGAAGGCGAGCGCGCCGGTCGAGGAATTGATCGAGAAGAATGCCTGATCTGCGCCGCCGGTTATGGCCCATGTCGAGGCTTCGCTCGCCGTACAGGTCATGACGGCGGTGATGTTCTCGGGGATGCTTGCGGTCGCCGACGAGGTGATGCTGGGGCCGGCGACATCGGTCACCGTGACCGTGATGGTGGCGTTGGTAGTGGCGGACGGGAAAGCGACGCTAGCGGCGGTGACCTGCACCACATAGGCGGGACCGTGAACGTCTTCGAAATCTTTCGCCGGCAACGTCAATGTGGCGGTAGTCAGCGTGAACAACGCTTGGTCGGCGCCGCCGGTCTTGGTCCAGGTGACGGGTTTATCGGCGGTGAGCGTGAGTGAGAAGGCCGAGCCCTCGGCGACCGTTTGCGAGGTCGAGACCGTGATGACCGGTGGCACCTCGTCGATGTCGTTGACGAAGATGAAGAGCGTGCGATCGACGGTGGAGCCGGCGCCGTTGTCGGCGTGAATGGTGAGGCTGTAGGCGGTAGCGGTTTCGTAATCGAACACGATGGCATTCTTGAGCACGGCGCCGGTGAGCGTGAACGCGCTCGAGGGATCGGCGGTCTTGCTGAACGTATAGGTGCCGGTGCCGCCGATCACCGTGAAGGTGCCGATGGTGGTACCGATGGCGGTGTTTTCATCTTGCGTGCGGTTGGAGATCAGGATCTGCGGACCCACGCTGCGGGTATTGCCGCCGCGAACGGCGACCTGTGTCAGCGAGAGGCCGAGACCTAACATAACGGCGTCCTACAGAAACGCGACGATGCTGGACGCGCCAGTGCCGGTCGAGTTCACCCGCGTGCAGCGGATCGGCAGGATGGTGCCGGTGGGCACCGCGACGAAGGTCACGACGTTGCCGTTGGCCGTGACCACGGTGACATCACCGACCGAGCCGACATAGAGCGCGCGAGCCGTGGCGGCGATGTCGACGGAGTTCGACGGAGTGACAGCCACGGCGTCCCAGCCGGGGTCGGACAGGCCCCCGGTATTGTTGACAAATCGATCGCCTGTTAGGGCTGCCATGACGGCCTCTTACGGTTGCGGTTGTGGTTCGGGTGGCGGGTCGGGCAGCGCGATGTCGAGGCCCGCCTGCGCCGCCATCTGCTGCTGGCCATCGGGCGGCAAGTCCTTGTAGGAGATGCTTTCGGACGGCGGCCGGGCGGCATTGGCGGCGGCAAGGCGGCGATCTTCCTCGGCGTCGCGGATATCGACCTCGCGCTGCTGGTGAGTGTTGTGCAGATCGACCAGGTGGGCGCGCTGATCGGCCTCGTCCTTCATCTGCAACTCTTCGAGCTTCAGTTGCCGGTTGAGCTCGGCCTCGCGACGCTGGAACTCGAGTTTCTGCTCGAACTGCTTGTCGTTCTGCAGCAACTCCATCTTGCCGCGCTGGTCTTCCAGCATCAGCTGCTGCTTCATGGCCTCGACCTTGGGATCGGGCGGCGGCGGTTGGTTTTGTTTCTGCGCGATCTTTTGCTGCATGCCCTTCTTCAACTGCGAGGGCAGCGGCACCAGTTCGAGCACGACCTCGGGGAACTCCTGCGCGAATTGCGGGCCGAGCGACTGCAAGACGCCGAGCGCATCGGCCTGCATGTTGATGCTGTCCGGGCCTTCGTCGAGCACGATGTCGACGTCGAGCGAGCCGACCGCATTGACGATGATGGGCTGGCCGTATTCGTTGACCGACAATTTGTTGATCTGGAAGAACTGCGGCAGGTTGTCGTCGTCGGTGACCCTGATCCAGCGTTCCTGCGTCCAGTGCTGCTGGATGATGTTGAGGAGGTCGCGATAGACCCGGATCTTCCAGTTCTTAAACGCGCTCAAGTAGGGACCGAGTTGCGACATGCCGGCCTGTTGCAACAGCGCGATGGCGCGGCCGGAACTGTCCTGCAGGCCCTGGCCGAGGAGGGCTAAGTTGGGGCCGAAATTCTCGATCATGTCGCGCGAGATGTTCATGATCTCCATGAACGCGCGCATGTCGGCCATCTGGCGCTGGTCGTCGGCGATGTACTTCCCGTCGGGCACCGGGTTGAGCTCGATCCAGCCGTCGGCGCGGGCCTCTTCGCGGCGTGCCGTCTCGACATCGTCGACCATTCCCTTGGTGGAGCGGACGCGGCGCGAGTTGAGCTGGTGCATCATGCGCGAGCGGTCGTGATTGTAGGCGTCCTGCGAATCCTTCCACTGCCGGTGAAAGCCGTAACGATCGCCGTCCTGGTCGATGGTGGCGCTAAACATCCGGTATTTCGGGAACGTATGCCCGCGCTCGTCGGTATAGGGCGAGAGGCCCTGATCCATCACGGTGTTGCCGATATAGACGCACCAGCGCCACTCGCCGTCCTTGATGTACCAGTGGTCGATGAGCCGCACGCGCTTCTGGGTGGAGTTGGCCCAGACCAGCTCGCGATCGGAATCCTGCGTCAGGTCGGTGCCGTGCTCGATCTCGTTGTCGATTTCCTCCGCCTTGTCGGGGAAGATCTCCTTTGCCTGCTCGGGGTCGGCCCATTTCGCCACGCCCATGAAGCGGGCGTCGGTGAAGCCCTGGTCGAACGAGCGCGGATCGTAGAAGAACGTATCCGGGTAGACGATGTGCATGCGCACGTCGGGATCGCCCCGGTCGCCGTATTCGAGGTCGTATTCGACGCCGCTGATGGCGTCGACCGCGCCGAAGCGGGCAATGCGCGGGTGCTTGCCCTTCCAGTCGTTGCCGTCGAGGGCAAAGCGCAGGACCGCGGTGGCGAGATCGGCGCCCTGCTGATGCTGCGGGGTGCGCGGATAGCATTTCGGGTCTTGCCGCAACCGCTCGACGATGCCGACGACGGCGTTGTATTTTGGGTGCATCAGGTTGACGACGATGACCGGCTGGCCGCGCTTGCGCAGTTTCTCGATTTCCGCCTTTTCCCACTGATCGCCGCTGTCGTAGCGCCGCGCCTGTTTCTGCTCCTGGATCTCGCCCGCCTTGGTGCCAAGAAAATCCAAGTATTGGCGGCGCAGTTTACTGATGGCGAAATACTTGCCGTCGTCCTCGAAAGTATCGTCACCGCCGGCGACCGGGGCCGGCACTCCGGGGCGGGACGGCAGCGCGAGGACCGGCATCTAGGCGTCCTCTAGCTTCCCCGGCACCGCCGTGGGGCTCAACTGCTCGGCGAAGCCGCGGAGATAGGTGGCGTAGTTTTCATGATCGGGATCGAGGAGCCCGGCCGCCGCGCGCAGGTTCCTGGCATGCTGCGCCGCCTTGTCGCCGGTGATGGCGATGCCGGGCGCCTTCCAGTCGGCGAACTGCACGGGGGCGAGGTTCTTCACCGGCCCGTTGTTCTTGACCACGAAGACATCCGCCCGCTCGATGCGCTGCGGCCCCAGTCCCGACGTTGGCTCGGGCGCTGGAGTTGGCGGCTCGGGTGGCACCTCCGCAGGAGGCTTGGGCGGCGGGGCCTTCGGCTCGACCTTCGGCTCAGGCTTTGCCTTT